AAACAAAAGGTCGTTGGACAGCAATAGATCGTAAAAAAATGAAACATGTATTACAAAGCAATCCAGGTGTTGATATTAGAATGGTATTTCAAAATCCAAATCAGAGAATTTCAAAAGCCAGTAAAACAACATATGAAGCTTATGCAAATAAATTAGGAATAACTCATGTTAGCAAAAAAACTATACCAGAAGAATGGTTAGCCGAATGTGTTCAACAAGGAGAAAAAATAAATAATCCGAAACAATTTTTTAAATAAGGTTTGATTTGTGAAAAATAAATATTATATTCAAAATAAATGTATTATTTATAATGATTAATTCAGTATTGAATTGATCGTTAGACCAGATATGTGTCTAACCATTATTATTTATTATATTATTGTCTTGGGTTAGTTACAGTTTTTTCTTATTATATTATTGTGGAGAATTTAAAATTATTACACCTCCTAGAATCTGTGTTAGGTAAAGGAAAGCCAACGTCTGGTCATAATATCGCATTTTTCTCACCATTCGTATCACATTATAAGCCAAAATTAGAAATTAATATAAATACTGATAATAATGGACAAAATCCATGGCATTGTTGGATATCTGATAAAAAAGGCAGAAGTATATTATCTTTATTCAAGCAACTAAAATTACCAAAACAAAAATTTGAACAATTAAAAAAAATTATAGATACAACTAAGTATCGAACTTATAAAACCGAAGAAACTGTAGATGAAATTATTCAATTACCTGCAGAATATATTCCATTATGGAATAAAAAGAATACACCAGATTATCGGAATGCCATGCATTATTTAAAAGGAAGAGGTGTTTCTATATTAGATATTTTAAAATATAGAATTGGTTATTGTGAATCCGGAGAATATACAGGTAAAATAGTAATACCAAGTTATGATTGTAATGGACAATTAAATTATTTTGTATCCAGAGCATTTTATAAAGCAGATAAATATAAACATAAAAATCCTAAAATATCTAAAGACATTATTGGTTTTGATTTAATGATAAATTGGTCTCAACCTATTGTGTTATGTGAAGGTGCATTTGATGCAATTGCAATAAAACGAAATGCAATACCACTATTTGGTAAAACTATACATTCAGCTTTACAAAAAAAAATTATAGAAAATCACGTTAAAGAAATATATATTTGCTTAGATGCTGATGCATTAAAAAATGCTATTAATATAGCAGAAAAATTTATGGGGGAAGGAATTGATGTATATTTTATTGAATTACAAGATGAAGATGCATCTGATTTAGGTTTTGAAAAAATAAGAACAATATTAGAAGATACTGACATATTAACATTCGAACGTGTTATGCAGTTAAAAATGAATTTATTATGGAAATAAGAAAAATTAAAAGTTCTATAAAACAGATAGATAAAATATATCATGTTTCAGATATTCATATAAGAACTTTAAAACGTCATAAAGAATATAAAATTGTATTCAAAAACTTATTTGACTATATTAATAATAATGCAACAGAAAATAGTGTAGCGGTAGTTACTGGAGATATTGTTCATAGCAAATTAGATATGTCCCCAGAGTTAATTCAAATGTTAGTAGATTTTTTCCAAGGATTTACTATTCCAACAATTGTTATACTTGGAAATCATGACATGAATCTTAATAATTTATATCGTTTAGATGCTGTTAGTCCTATTTTAGAAGTTTTAGATAATTCTAATATAATTTTTATAAAAGATAATGAAGTTTTTGAATATGGTGGTATAACATGGAATCATATGGCAGTTGATATTGCCCCAAATGATTATATACGAGGCAAAGATATTAATGCTCCATATAAAATTGCACTTCATCATGGAGCGGTAGATACTGCTACAACAGATATTGGTTATGTTATTTCTAATAAACATGTAACTACTGAAAACTTTGAAGGACATGATTTAGTTTTATTAGGAGATATTCATAAACCAGCACAATTTTTAAATAAAGAAAAAACTATAGGATATCCTGGTTCTCTTATTCAGCAAAATCATGGAGAAGCATTAGAACATGGAATATTAGTTTGGGATGTAGCTACAAAAACTTCTAAATTTGTTAAAATAGAAAATGATTATGGTTATGTAACATTAATTACTAAAGGAGCTAAAATAGTTGAATATCCTAAACATATGCCTAAAAAGCCAAGAATACGTATTAAATTTGATAATACCGATGCGTCTGATATGAAACGGTTAATTACAACTATTAAAAAACGTTATAGTGTACAAGATATAAGTATTCAAAGGACTATTAATAATTCTAATATTAATTCTAATACTAATTCTACAATTGGAAATATACGAGATGTAGAATATCAAAATACTTTATTAACTGATTATGTAGCAACTAATTTTCCACAATCAACAGACGCTGAAATAGATGCTATAAGACATATTAATAGAAATACAAACTCAAAATTACCAGTATTAGAATCAGTACGCCATGTTACATGGAAACCATTAACATTTGAATTTGACAATATGTTTTCATATGGTCAAGGAAACGTTGTAGACTTTACATGTTTAGAAAGTGTATGTGGTTTATTTGCTGCTAATACATCTGGTAAATCTTCTTTATTAGATGCAATAACATATACTATATTTGATAAATGCAGTAAAACGAGTAAAGCAAAAGAAGTATTAAATAATAAACAACACACATTCCGAGCAAAATTTTGTTTTGAATTAAATGGAAAAATATATACAATAGAAAGGGAGGGTATTAAATTAAAACATGGACATGTTAAAGTTAATGTTAATTTTTATACAGAATCTGAAAATTTAAATGGAGAAGAGCGAAGTGAAACAAATAAAAATATACGTAGATATTTAGGCACTTATGATGATTTCATATTAACTGCATTTTCATTACAAAATGATAATAATAATTTTATAACAAAATCACAACGTGAAAGAAAAGATTTATTATCTCAATTTATGGATATGACATTATTTGAACAAATATATCAATTAGCTTCAACTGATATAAAAGAAACAGCAGGCAAGTTAAAAGAATATAAAAAAACTGATTTTGCTACTATAATAACAACAGCAGAAGAAGTTATTAATAAAAATAAACAAAATATCTCTAATTTAGAAACTAAAGAAAAAACACATCAAACTAACAGAGAAAAAACACAACAACAAATAGTTAATTTAATTGAACAAAAACAACCGACTACTTATGAAGGAGCTGATATTGAAGAATTAAACGAATTAGAAATTGAATTAATATCAGATATTGAACAATTACAATTAGATATTGAAATAGTAGAATCGGAAATTTCTGTAATAAATGAAAGTATCAAAACTATTCAAAAAACTAATAATAATATTGATATTAATTTTATAAATAAAAATGTAGAAAAATTAAAAGAATATCAAGAAAAACAAAAAGAAACAGATCAACAAACTAAAAACCAATGGAATTTAGTTCAAAATAAACAAAAAAAGATTGCACATCTTAAAGAACATGAATATGATCCAAAATGTGAATATTGCACAAGTAATGTATTTGTCCAAGATGCATTAGAAGCAGAAAAAACAATAAAAGAAGATCAAGATAAACTTCGAGAATTACAATTTGATCAATTAGATATTGACACTATAGTTGAAGATTTAGAACCATATTTAGAACAACAAACTGCATATCATGTGAATAAAGGATTAATAGAATCAAAACAAAGTGAAGTAGAAAAAGAAGAGCTTCGTCAACAAGTATTAGAAAGTGATTTGCAAACAAAAGAATCTGAATTAGAAACAACAATAGATCGACAAGAATTATTTACAAAAAATCAATCAGCAATTGCACATAATAAACAAATTGATAAACAAATTTCCGAATATAAAAAAATAATAGAAGAAGCTTCCATTAAAATTAAAAAAATTCAAACAACTATTAAAACTACACATGGAGAAACAGAAGTAGCAAAAACTAATAAAAATACAGCTGTAGAACAATTAGACATATATAAACAATTAGAAACAGAATATAAAGCATATGAATATTATTTAAGTGCTATACGACGTAATGGAATTCCATATGACTTAATATCTAAAACCCTCCCTAAAATAGAAGCAGAAATAAATAATGTATTAAATCAAGTTGTAGATTTTAATATGGTATTAGAAACAGACGGCAAAAATATTAATGGATATATTGTATATAGTGATACAGATTATTGGCCATTAGAATTAACATCTGGTATGGAACGATTTATTTCATCATTAGCTATCAGAATAGCACTTATAAATGTATCTGCATTACCACGTCCTAATTTTATTGCTATTGACGAAGGGTGGGGTAGTTTAGATCAAGAACATATAGCAGCTGTTATTAATTTATTTGAATATTTTAGAACTAAATTTGATTTTTCTATAATTATTTCTCATGTAGATACAATGCGTGATATGGTTGATAATTTAATTGAAGTTAATAAAATTGATAATTATAGCCAAATAAATCATGTATAATATTTATATAAAAAGTATTCCATGGAACGTAAAGAAGCTGTATATAAAGGTTTAGAATTTATACCAATTGATTTTGAAGATACATCATTAACATCTCCAGAATATTTTCAAATTACAGAATTTCCCACAAAACTTACAGCCGGTAAAAATGTATTTAAACTTCGAGGACATCCAACAAATTTAAAACCTGGTGGTGTATTAGGGGTAGAAGTTTTAGATTATAACGGAGATCCTATATATCATCAAATTGTAGACTTCATCGATGAAGATAAGTCTAGAGCAATTGCAATATACATTTACGAAGAAACATCGCCTGGAGATTGTACTATAACATTAGTAGCAGAAGCTGCAATAATCGAAGGAGCTCCTACACCAATTAACTGGCAAGGAAAGGCTAACGTTAGATGGAGTAGAACAATTCCAGTTAATCCTAATATTACTAATATATCTGAAATAATATTTGAAACACCACCTAGTGTTACAGTTGAAGAAATAGTAGGAGTACAATTAGATCGAAGTTATCCAGGAACAGGACAATTTCCTACATATAATACAGGCACTGTTAGATATTATTCATCAAATAATCAACCAGCTATAGAAATATTAGGGGGAGAATTAACATCAGAAATGAAAGGAGGCACATTAACAGTTGCTAGTCCATCAAATCCTACGCCTGCGGCTACATATACGGTGCCTAGCACGGCGTATGTGTCTACGATAAAAAAAATATTAACAACTGGCTCGGCTTTATTAGATACAGAATATACGGTATTTAGTAGCCAAAGTATTTCACCTCATACATATGGGGCATTTGATCATTCTGCCTTTACTATAGATTATGAAGCTTCGCCAGTATATACTGCTACTCAAAATTCACAATCATTTGCATATATTCAAGTAAGCGGTTTAGATCCAGCTGCTGGAGATGTTTCTAGAATCAAAGTTTTTACTAATAATAAAGGTACTGTTGGCACATGGGACTTAGTAAATGATTTTGAAATAGAAGAAACAGAAATTCTTATAGAAAATACAGCATCCTTATTTCCAGATGAAACTATAGGTTTATTTACTTCACAAAGTTTAATTGATTTTTGGGAAGCTAATACATATATCGGAAATACTACAACAACTGCTCCTTCTTTAGTATGGTATACTAGTTCATTATCCGGCGGAGCAAAAATAGAAAGCTCTACAAACATTGCTAATGCAAATAGCGTGCATACATTTCAAGTAAAAGACGATTATATGGGAATTTTTGTAAAAGATTCTGCATATAAAGTTCGTTTAGATGCTATAGGAACAAGAAGTGCTAATAGTAATAATTTAGATCCAACATTATCAATTTATATATCTGGAAGTGCTTTTAACTTTAATTCAACAGATTTTTTAAATCAAGAATTACCAGTTAATATAGGAAAAAAAGTAGGACAATTAAAATTATCAGGAAACAGTCAACGAGTAGATGACAAAAGTTTTAGTTTTAAAAGTGATAATAATGGTAAAGGTAAATTAATATTTGTTGTTGAATCTGGAGATTGGCAACTTGCAGATGTACATATTTTATCAGATAACGATTCTGGTTATACTCCTAACTATACACGAATAAAAACTCCTATAGAAACTACACATAAATTAGGAAATCAAATTTCGTTTAAATTAGAATATTATAATGCAGACGGAGCTGGTAGTAAACAAATATCATATATATACAATAAAAATTGGCAAGGAGGTAATCGTTATATAGATGGCGATTATTCTTTAATGACAGGCTCATTATATGTAGCTGACTCTTTAGAAACTGGTGTTGCTATTAGCGGATATCCAAATTCTGGTTTTATTAGATCATTGAGTTATCAAGGATTTGATGCCGGGTTTCCTGGATTTTTACTTTGGTCAGGCTCTGCAATGCCCGGACAAACTTCTAAAGGAGTTGCATATAGCGGAGTAGGATTAGAATTATATGCAAACACTGAAAGTTATTTTAGATATAGTACATCTGATGACGAATTAGATATAAGAACTACTAAATTCTTTTTAGGACATCCTAGTTCATCGTATTTAAGTGGAAGCAATGGATTATTAGAAATATCATCTAGTAATTTTCTTGTTAGTAGTAGCGGAGATGTTATAGCATCTAGTGGAGAATTTCGAGGTACTAATTTAGCAGATATGTATTTATTTAGAAATTCGACAGTTAACAGTAATGATACACTTTTATCAACATTCAATGCTACAATACCAGCTTACGGATCTCGCGAATATGTTGCGATAAATTTAACTGGCAGTTATGATTCATCAATAACTAGTAACGGCCCATCTACATTTTTACGACTCGAAGCTGGTACTGATTTAGATGATCATCCTATAGGAAATATAAGATTACATCCCAATGATTCATATTGGACAACAGGTAATAATTATCAAAAATATGGAGCTATATGTATAATAGAAGTTGCATCAATTCATGGAATTTTTATATCAGCAGTACCGAGTGATAGTAATCACCCTGATGCAGAAATATTATTTGACACCGTTTTTGGTGTATCGAGTGCCGGCGGTAAAATCTTTACAGATGATATGTATGCGGGGTTATTTAAAGAATATACCATTAATGGAGTAACATATCCAAATACAATGCTAGTAACACAAGGAACTAGAATTGTGTTAGCTCAGAGTACATTTGACTGGAAAATTGTAGCATTATCTCGTATAGATACCGGTCCAATCACAGTTGCTAGTATAACATTACCCCCAGTACATCCAACTGAAATAACTGGATCTATAATATCAACAGCTGCTGGTACTTTTGTTGTCTCCGGATCTGGTGCTAATCAACATGCATATTGTTATCTAAATGGATCATGGAAACAATTAGATTAATATTTATATAAAATGAAAGACATAACAGTATTATTTCCAGGAGGATTCAAACCAATAACCGGAGCTCATTTAGAGTTAGCCAATCGATACGCAGCACATCCAGAAGTAGATCGTGTTATCATGTTATGCAGCCCAAAACCAAGAGCCGGCATCACCAGAGAGAAAACTATAGAGCTATTTAATCTATTAAATAAAAATCCTAACATAGAAATACGGCCCACAGAATTTAATTCTCCTATCAAAGCAGCATATGAATTTTTATTTGAATTGCCAGAACAATGGATAGGTAGATATGCCATGGCAGCTTCTACAAAAGGAGATGATTATGTTAGAACCAAAACATTTGTACCAAATGTAGATATGTATAAAATCACCGGAGATAAAGAAGGTAGAATGATTGCCAAAGGTGTAGATGCTATAGAATTAAATTTAGATGTAGATCCATTAGCATACGAAAATGGACAACCAATAAGTGCTTCAACTGTAAGACAATCATTAGCCAATGATGATTATAGTATATTTAAAGCATCATATCCAAAACAACTAGAAGCTATCATAAGCAATGCATGGGAAATATTAACTAATAAACCAGTTCTAACCAAAGAATGGTGGATAAAAAATTTACAACCGGAATTTCATAAAATATTAGAAGGATCGATGGGGCATGAAGGAGCTAAAAAACACAAAAAGAAACTAGATAAGCTTCGAGCATTTTTAGATAAGAATCACGGAAGAGAATTTGTATATGATTTTAAAGATTTTGAAAAAACAATTTTTGGAGCTAATGCAAAAACTACATATAATAATAAAAAAATTAATGAATCAAAACAATTAATAACTGAAGGAGGCGCAGGAGGCCATATGAATCATCCATATGATGATCATTCATTAACTTTTAATAATATGAAGGAAATGGTGTCTAGAGCATTGCAAGGTAGATTAGATATTGAAGAAGCAGTAACCGAAAAAACTGATGGACAAAACATATTCGTAACCTTTAAAGCCGGACAGATTGGATTTGCAAGAGGCGTACGAACAATTAAAAATCCGATGTCAGTACAAGTTATACAAGATAAATTTGCCGGTCGGGGAGCAGTATCAAGAGCATTCGGATTATCTGCAGAAGATTTAGCAGAAGCATTTAGTCGTGTTGATCAAAAAAAATTAAACGGTATTTTTAAAAATGGTAAAGTATTTGCTAACATGGAAATTATATACCCAGAAACAAAAAATACTATAACATATGAAATAGCAGTATTACAATTTCATAATCTAGTAGAATTTGATTTAGAAACAGGACAAGCAATATTAACAGATATGAGTGGCGGTAAACTCATACAAAGTGTTGTTCAAGAAGCTAATGCACATTTACAAAAAACATTTTCTTTTATTCCTCCACATCAAATTAAATTAGGACGAATAACAGATTTTGAAGATCAACAAGAAGCTTTCTTTAATGAAATAGATCAATTAAGAAATCATTATGGATTAAAAGAAACAGACTTAGTAACAGAATATCATAAAGCCTGGTGGGCAGAAGTTATAGAAAAACAAGCAACCACAATGCAATATAATATTACAGATGATATTTTAAATAATTTAGTATATCGTTGGGCTTTTAATGTTAAATCACCTAGAATAACAAATATTTTAAAAAATATTGAATCTGAAGAATTTTCAGCCTGGGTAAATAATTTTGATAAAAATGATTTCAAGACATATCAAAAACAAAATATGGAACCATTTGAAAGTATATTTTTAAGATTAGGTGTAGTAGTTTTAAAAAATGCACAAAACTTTTTATCAGCTAATCCTGATAAAGCTGTTCAAGATTTAAAACAAGATTTTTCTTCAACAATAGAACAATTACAAACAGCAGATAACATTGACGCACTTAATAAATTAGAACATCAATTAAAAAAAATAGAAAAACTTGGTGGAGTAGATGCAATAGTTCCGACAGAAGGAATTGTATTTGTATTCAAAGGTAAAACATATAAATTAACAGGAGCATTTGCACCTATAAATCAAGTAGTAGGAGCGTTAAAGTATGCACGATAATATTTATATAAAATATATAGGAATAACTAATGGCTAGAGCAGAAAAACATAAAAGTAAATATAAAGAACCAAAAGATTTTAAGAAATCTCAAAAACAAGAAGCGAGGAAAGATCTTAAAGATTATACTGCTGACGATAAAGATGGAGGGATGAATCCTAATTCTGTTGGAAAACCTCAAACAAATGTATTACGTAAAACAGATAAATTAGTTATTGATGATGTAGATAATATGGTTCCAAAAGATAAACACGTTGCGAAATATTATAAAGTAGAAGGCGATCATGATCCTAAACATACTGCAAAAGAAAGAGCTAAACTTCAAGATGCAGACGAAAAGGATAGTAAACAAGAAATAAAAGATAAAATAGAAAATCTTACAAGAGAGCAAAAAGAAAGATTAGTTCGAGAGTATGTTCGTAGAAAACTAAAAAAACTTATATCAGAACAAAAAATAAAAGAAGCAGAAGAAGAAGAAGAAGGTGCTATCAAAACTGCAGCAGAGGATGAAGCCGACTTAGATACGGCACCAACAGATGATACGGCACCAACAGATGATACTGCACCAACAGATGATACTGCACCAACAGTTGATCCGGCACCAACAGTTGATCCGGCACCAACAGATGCCGCCATAGCACCAGTTGCTCCAACACCAGCAGCAGAAACTCTACCCACATTACCGGCAACTGAAATACCAACAAAAACTGCATCAGAGCCTATAATCAAAACACCAGAAGAAAAAACGGCTCAATTTATCAAAGATAAAGTAGGAGTTAGAAATAAAGTTCAATTTATATCTAAAGCATTTTCAATGGCATATGAAGAAGCCGATCCAAATGATTGGAAAATGGCTATAAAAATGTTAGTTCGTAGTTTATTTAAAACAAGAAGATTAAATAAAAAAAATAAAGAAAACTAAAACCATGGCAAAAAAGTTACAAAACATTAAAGCTATCAAACAAATGATAGAAGGTACCCATCGTACTCAAACAAAAAATTCAGTAGGATTATATACTGGAAAAAAACATCAAATTCGAAAAGTTGGGGAAAAATGGGAAGAAACTATCAATGGCACATTATATACTATAGAACAAAAAAAAGGCTTCCGGGTAAAAAAACCAAAAAATTCTATAAGAGAGGATATTCAATCATATTTAAATTCATTTCCTAATTGCCGCAAAGATTGTAAATGCGAAGTTCCAACCCATCTAGATAAAAAAATGCAAAAAATACATGGAATGTGCTTTGATTGTGTAATACAAATGGAACATGAATTAAGAAAGGAAGGTAAATTTGAAGAATATGAACGAAATAGAATTCGAAATAATGCAGAAGCGTGGTTAAAAAGAGCAGAAGATGATATAAAAATATTAAAAGAAGCATATACTCAAAGTGCTAAATTCGTACAAAATTCACAAGGAGATGTAGAAACATGGCATTCAAAAATGTCTGTAGAAGAATTTGAAGAAACGGTACAAAAACAATTTGATGAGTTTAAAGATAAATTTTTAAAAAATATTGAAGAAAAACTTTCCAATGTGGAAAAAATTTCATATAATAAATTAAAAGAAATACAAAATGATAAAAATAATAACAAAGATTCTTAAAAAATCTTGGAAAATACTAGTAGGTATTATTGTACTCGTATTGAGTATAATTACTTTAGGTAATATTCGTAAAAGAAAAGCAGTTAAAAAAATTGATAAAAAGATCAATGAAAATGAAAAAGCTGTAGAAAAATTGCAAGGAAAAGTTGAACAAGTAGAAGACCAAAAAACTGAAGTTAAAAAGAAAATTGTTGCTAAAAAGAAACAAATTCAAAAAACAAAATCATCAAAATTAAAAAAACCAGCAGCAAAACATCCGCCAAAGAAAAAGTCCACTGCAACTGCAAAGAAAAATATTATATCTAAAACAAAGAAAAAATGAAATGGTTGATTTACGTATTATTTTTTATTATATGCAATTATTCATTTGCACAAGTAGATACATGTTTTACTCAAGAACAAATTCATGATATTTCTGAAACGTTAGATTCATTACATTATACAGACTCAATTAACAATCAATTAATATCACAACAATCATCATTAATTCAAGATTTAGAGCATTTAATTAAATTAGATTCATTACAACATGAATATAAAGAACAACAAATTACATTATTAAAAAATAATATAAATTTATATGTCGAACGTCAAAAAAGACTGCAACCAAAATGGTATGATAGTAAATTATTATGGTTTAGTGGTGGAATATTAACAACAACCGTAACTAGTATATTTATCATACAAGCTATAAAATAGATGTCTAATAAACCAAATATAAAAGATCTAATACGACAACAGTACACTACATGTGCTGCAGATCCTATATTTTTCATGAGACAATATTGTTATATACAACACCCAAAAAGAGGTAAAATAAAATTTAATTTATATAATTTTCAAGAAACATCTTTATCTGAATTAAAAGAGAATCGTTATAATGTAATTTTAAAATCTAGACAATTAGGTATTTCAACACTTACAGCCGGCTATGCTTTATGGTGTATGTTATTTAAAGAAGATTTCAATACATTGGTAATTGCAACTACACAAGAAGTAGCTAAAAATTTAGTGACTAAAGTTAGAATTATGCATGACAATTTACCGAGTTGGCTAAAAGGTAATATAGAAGCAGACAATAAATTATCATTAAAATTCAGAAATGGATCACAAATAAAAGCAGTTTCTTCCGCAACAACAGGAGCTCGTTCAGAAGCCTTATCATTATTAATTGTTGATGAAGCAGCTTTTATTCGTAATGTAGAAGAAATATGGATAGCATCGCAAGCAACATTATCAACTGGTGGATCGGCTATTGTACTTTCTACCCCAAATGGTATAGGAAATTGGTTTCATAAAACATGGGTTGATGGAGAAACTAATCCAAATACAGAATGGTATAATATAAAATTACATTGGACAGTACATCCAGAAAGAGATGAAGAATGGAGGAGAAGACAAACTCAATTATTAGGAGAAAGGGGGGCAGCACAGGAATGTGATTGTGATTTTGTTTCCTCCGGACATACTGTTGTAGAAGGTAAATGTTTACAAGAATATGAAAATAAATGTATCGAACCTGTTGAAAAAAGAGGGTATGACAATGCTTATTGGATATGGGAATATCCGGATTATAGTCAAGACTATGTAGTGGTAGCAGACGTTGCCCGGGGAGATGGAGCTGATTGGTCTACATTCCATGTTATAGAAATTGAATCTATAAAACAAGTTGCTGAATACAAAGGAAAACTCCCACCAAAAGATTTTGGAAATATGCTTGTTTCTGTTGCAACAGAATGGAATAATGCATTATTAGCAATTGAAAATGCAAATATCGGATGGGCAGCAATTCAACCAGCATTAGATAGAAATTATGAAAATTTATTTTACACATATAAAGATGATGGATATGTAGATTTAGAGGTACATCTTAAGAAAGGGTATGATATAAAAGATAAAACAAAAATGGTACCTGGAGTTTCTACTACTAGCAGAACAAGACCATTAATGATATCTGCCTTAGAAATGTATATGAGAGAGAAAACTCCATTAATACGCAGTAAAAGATTAATACAAGAATTATTTGTGTTTGTTTGGTTAAATGGCAAAGCTCAAGCACAAATTGGATATAATGATGATTTAGTAATGAGTTTTGCAATAGGCCTTTGGTTACGGGATACATCATTAAAATTAAGACAACAAGGAATTGATTTAAATAAACGAGCGATTACACGTTTGCAAAAATCAGATTCAGTTATATATACAGGAAAACCAAATGCAGACAATACAGGTTGGAAATGGAATAATGGAACAGATGATGAAAATTTAACCTGGCTTCTGTAGTTAGTTATATTTATTAAAAAAATAAACATATTATAATGGCGTCACTAAGAAAACGTTTACGAAATTTATTTAGTACTAATGTTATCGTACGAGCATACGGTAAAAATAAAGTACGGATTGTTGATACAAATAGATTACAATCTTCAGGAAATATAAGTCAAACAAAAATAGCAGACAGATATACAAGATTACATGGCTCAAATAGGTGGAAAACCGGTGGCCATGGAGGTTATGATTCAAATTATTATGCAAATCAAAATCGTGTACAATTATATGTTGATTATGAAATGATGGATAAAGATCCAATAATTAGCTCTGCTTTAGATATATATTCAGATGAATCAACATTAGCTAATCAATTTGGAGAAGTATTATCTATTAAAACTAATAAAACAAATATTCAAAAAATTCTCCAAAATTTATTTAATGATGTTTTAAATGTAGAATTCAATATGTGGCCATGGATTAGAAATATGGCTAAATATGGAGATTTCTTTTTAAAATTAGATATAACAGAAGAATTAGGTATTGTTAACGCCCGGCCATTTTCGAGTTATGAAGTAGAACGTACAGAAGAATATAATGAAGAAACTGGCGAATATAATATAAAATTCCGCCATGCTTCTAGTCCACATGCTGGATATGATGTATATGAAATGGCACATTTTCGTATGATATCTGATTCTAATTTTTTACCATATGGTAGAAGTATGTTAGAAGGAGCCCGAAAAGAATTTCAAAAATTAATGATGCTTGAAGATGCAATGTTAATTCATCGTATAATGAGAGCTCCTGAAAAACGTATTTTTAAAATTGATATTGGTAATATTCCTCCTAATGAAGTTGATACATATATGGAACAAGTTATCAATAAAATGAAAAAAATTCCTCATATTGACGCAGCAACTGGAAATTATAATCTTAAATTTAATATTAATAATATGTTGGAAGATTATTATTTACCTGTTAGGGGCGGCCAAAGTTCAACGTCTATAGACACATTACCTGGAATGACATTTACTGGTATAGAAGATATTGATTATGTTAAACATAAAATGATGGCTGCTTTGAAAATTCCAAAGCCATTTTTGGGGTTTGATGAAGGCGTAGAAGGAAAAACTACTTTAGCATCAATGGATATTAGATTTGCTAGGACAATAGAACGTTTACAAAAAATAATGGTTTCAGAATTAACTAAAATAGCTATAGTTCATTTATATGCACAAGGATTTGAAGGGGAGGATTTAGTTGGATTTGAATTAGAATTAACATCCCCATCTATAATTTATGATCAACAAAAAGTAGCGCTAATGAATGAAAAAATAACATTAGCTAATACAATGAAAGATAGTAAATTAGTTTCAGATAAATACATTTACGAATACATATTTAATATGTCAGAAGAACAGTGGTTACAAGAAAGAATTAATGTTATTGAAGATCTTAAATTAAGATTCCGACAAACACAAATAGAACAAGAAGGAAATGATCCTGCACTTACCGGAGTCTCATATGGTACCCCCCATGATTTAGCAACGATACATATGTCGTCAGACGAAGTCGAAGATAAAGACGAAGGCGGTCGGCCGAAAGAAGGTATTAAATACGGACAACATGATAATGCCTTCGGTTGGGATTCGACAGGACAAAAAACAATGAAACAAGCATTTGATGCAGATAATCAAAAAACAGCTTTTGAACCAATATCCCGTAAAAGAAAAATGTCATTTACCACTGAAAATAATAATTTATTAAAATCATTAAAAAATAAATATAGTAAAACTCCCAACATAATTACAGAATCTTTAAAGAATCCAGAAGAAAAAAATGACCGCGGAACAATTTTAGATGAGGATAATATACTAGAATAAATTTTTTAAATATATTTATTATAAACTATCGGTATGATATGAAAAAATTAAAACATTCAAAATATAGAAATACAGGTATTCTATTTGAATTATTAGTGAGAAAACTTACATCAGAAACGATGACGTCAGATAAGTCATTGACTATTGATATAATCAAAAAATATTTTGGTAAAAATACCGAATTAGCAAAAGAATTACAACTTTATAATAATTTAATAAAAGAACAATATAAATCAGAAGCGTATGCATTAGATTTTATACGTCAAGTAAAAAAAGCACACGAAAAATTAAATCAAAGTGTTTTAAAACGACAACGATATAATTTAGTAAAAGAAATTTCTGAAAATTTTGTGTTTGAAAATATATCTAAAACACGTATTAATAATTATAAAATATTAGCTTCGATATATATGCTTTTTGAACATTCCGAATCAAAAAATCCGAAACAGATAATGGATTGTAAAACAATAATTGCTGAACATGGAATGCCATCTAATAAAACTATTTTAAATAAAAATGAATTATTAGAAACATATTCAAACCAATCAGAAGATATGAGATTATTATCATATAATTTATTAGTTGACAAATTTAATAAAAAATATGGTATATTATCAGAACAACAAAAAGGATTATTATCACAATATATTACAAGTGTAAATGATACGCAATCATTTAAACAGTATATAGGAAAAATAATTCCAACAATTAAAAATGAATTAAAAAAACATTCTACTAAAACTACAGATAAAGTTACTAAAATAAAAATAAAAAAATTATCTGAAATGTTATGTTCTGTTGAGAACAAAAAAATAATTAAAGAATCCCATGTTTTATCATTATTACGGTATATGGATTTAATTAACGAATTAAAACAGGTACATTCATGAAATCATTTTTACGAGAAATAGAAGATAAATTTGTTGAATTAGAAGAAGTAGTTAATGTTTCTAAAGATGACTTATCAAATCCACAAATCCAACAGTTGATAGATGATCCAGAAAAAGAAGTTAATGTTGAAGGAAAAGATGACCATAATTGTAAACGAGACCATCCAGGAATGACTCATGAAGAGTTTGAACTAAAAGAAATCGACGAGATGAGTGTAACAGGTGGATTAGATGGAGGCGCTGGCCCACCTAAAATGAAACATGCATTTTCACCTGCTGATGAAGATACTATAACACAAGGTGGATATAGCAAAGTTCATGAAGCAATGGATCGTAAATATGAACGATTAATTGAATCATATCGACAATTTTCTAGAGGCGATAAAAAAATGACTCCGGAAAATAAAGTTAAACGTACCATTCAAGAAGTTTCAAAAAAATTAAAAGAGATTGAAATATTAGTTAATCATACTAATAAATTAAAAACAGAGTCTGGTATGTCAAGAGATAATTATGGACCAAGAACAGAAAATGCACTTAATAAAATTTCAGAAAAATTAATTAAAATAGCAGAACGAGTAAGAGCAATAGGGGAGTAATATGTCAAAACAATTAATTATGGACCATATGCAATTTAAACCAATTGGTTCATTAAATGAATCTAATGGAGCTAAATATGGAGTCCCTGGAGGATTTATTGTACAAGGGGTATTACAAAGAGCCGGAGCCAAAAATCAAAATGGTAGAGTTTATCCAAAACATATTTTACTAAGAGAATGCGAAAAATATAAAAAAGAATATATAGATCAACACAGAGCCTTAGGTGAATTAGACCATCCAGAGTCTTCTGTAGTTAATTTAAATAATGTATCACATAATGTTTTAAAAGTATGGTGGAATGGAGATGATTTAAATGGAACAGTACAAATATTAGATACTCCATCTGGAAATATTTTAAAATCTTTATTTAAAGCTGGAATAATTTTAGGTATTAGTTCGAGGGGATTGGGATCGGTTAAGGAATTAAGGAATGAAGGTGTGGTAGAAGTACAAGAAGATTTCGAATTAATTTGTTGGGACTTTGTTTCAAATCCATCAACACAAGGTGCATTTATGAAACCAGGAACAATGAATGAATCGGTAAAACGTATAATGACAAATAAATATAATAAAGTAAACGAAATTATAACTTCAATATTATGTGAAGATGGAAAATGTAGGATATTAAAATGAAAAGTAAATTGCAAATAATACAAGACTTAGTACGAGAACAAAAAGAAATAGGATTCTCAGAACAAAAAGCACCATTAACAACAGAAGAAAAAATGGCTTTTCGTGAAGCATTAAAAGGATTTTCACAAATGGGAGAATCAGTATATGGTACTGGTAAATTGCAAGAAGTTGTCGAAAATCTTACTAAGGTAGTAGAAACTGCAAACCGGTTAGTAACAGAAGAATCTGATGATTTAGTTGATAACGTTAATTCGAGTAGACATTTTAAAGTAATCAATGAAGCATTAAAACAATTTTCAAAATCTGCAAACGAGGTTATGATTCACGAACGAAGATTAACAGCAGCATTTGAAGACATTGCACAAGGAATACAAAAATATTATGAAGTTCATTAATTTGGTTTAATGAAAAAAAATATATATTATAAGGTAATACAATGAATATATTCAAAAAAATGTATCAAGATTATTTCGGATATAAAAAATTAAATGAAATGCAAGATATAGAAGAAGCACAGCTCATAAATAATCTTTCTGATTATAGAGGCGGAGTTGAATATATTATTAATGATCCTGCAGAAGCACAAACAACTGCTGCAGAAATTCGACAATGGACTGAAGGAAAAGGATTTACTATTATAAATCATACAATTAGCAAATCTGGGAAAATTGGATATTTTTATTTTAGACTAGGAGATGACCCAGGAGATGAATCACAAAAAATCCAAGGATATTTCGCTCAAAAACCAGAATTAAAACATTTTAGATTTAATGTTAAAAATAAAAAACCAAAACCAATTATACCAAAAAGAAAATTAAAAATATAAGTTATATGAATAAACGTCAGAAACAACACAAAACAATTGTGGCCGGTAACGGAAATGCAGTATCAGTAGTTAATCGAGATTTAAGCTTTGCAATGAGAACTTTTAAAAGAAAAATAAAAGAATCAAAAATTTTAGATAATTTTAAAGATAATCAAACATTTACTAAACCAAGCAATAAACGAAGAAAACAAATATCTCGAGCTAAATATATACAACAAATAAAAGATTTAAATAATAATTTATATTAATTTATTTTATTATTTTTAATTAAATTGCACCCAATATTAATTTATTGGGTTTTTTACTGTTTTTTTCAACTTGCTTATATTTATTGTAGAATACACTATCCATCATTATATAGTGTTTATAAAAAATTATTTATTCTTATTAAGATTTTTAAATAATCTTATTTCCAAAAAAAAAAATTTAAGGAGAAAAACTATGGCAAAATCAGATTTGCTAAAAGAAGCAATTGCGGATGCTAAAGCGGTTAAAGAAACTGCATTAGCTAATGCAAAGATTGCGTTACAAGAAGCATTTGCTCCTAGAATCCAAAATATGCTATCAGCTAAATTATCTGAAGAACTCGGAGATGAGGAAGAATTAGAAGCAGAACCAGAAGCAGAAATGGATGATATGGGTGATGTAGAAGGTGGAATGGATGACATGGAGGATGCTGGAGACGAAATGGGTACAGATGTAGGTGATATAGAATTAGATACCGACGCAGATGGCGAAATGGATTTCTATGGTGATATCATGTCGAAAGAAGCCCCAGGAGGCGAAATGGAACCAGAAGCAGAACCAGAAGCAGAAATGTCAGATGAAGAAGCAGACGCAGAATTTGAAGAAGAAGGCGATTTAGGTTTAGATGAAATTATTGCTGAATTAGAAGGTGATATGGAATTGGATCTAGAAGATGAACCAGTAGACGAAGGTTCTATGTATGAAGAAGATGAAGAAGTATATTCCGAATCAATTGATGATATTATCAATGAAATTCTAGATGAAGAAATGGATGTAGAAGAGGAAGAAGTAGTAGAAGAAGCACAAATTGGAGCTGAATCTATAGACTCAAATGGAGCTGAATTAAATGAAGCTTTACAATCTTTAGAAGAATCATATAAAACTATTCATCATTTAAAATCAGTTATTAATGAAGTCAATCTTTTAAACGCAAAACTTCTTTACACCAACAAGTTATTCCGCAATTTTGAGTTATCAGAATCGCAAAAAATGAAAGTAATTGAAAACTTTGATAGAGCTACAACTACTAGAGAAACAAAATTAGTATTCACAACATTAGCAGAAAGCTTTACAAGGCCAGCTAAAAAACGTGTTGTAAAAGAATCTTATGCGTCTCGACCTAGTACGTCAACGGCTCCGTCTAAGAAGTTTAAGGAAAACACGCAAATTTTATCTGAAGGATTTGAACATGCAAATCGTTGGAAAAAATTAGCAGGATTAATTTAATTAAAAAAAAAAGGATAAAAAAATGAGTTTAAGTAACTTATTACAAAGCCCGGACGGATCTCAAAGAAAACAAGCGCTAGCGCATGTTAATAAATGGGAAAAGACTGGACTTTTAGAAGGTCTCAGATCTGAGACAGAAAGAGCAGGAATGGCTCAGCTTCTTGAAAACCAAGCAAGACAATTGGTAAAAGAAGCTTCACAAACAGGTACAGCAAATGGATCAGAAGAATGGTCAGGTGTTGCACTTCCATTAGTAAGAAGAATCTTTGCAGAATTTGCTGCAAAAGAGTTTGTATCAGTACAACCAATGAATCTTCCATCAGGACTAGTATTCTATTTAGATTTTAAATATGGTACTTCTCAAGCAGGATTTACTGCAGATCAAACAGATCCAGTATCAACTGATGATCATCCATTTGGATCTTCTGAATCAGCAGATTCAATGTTTGGTGTTACTAATACAAGTAGCGATCCATCAGGTGGTCTTTATGGAGCAGGTAGATTTGGATATTCAGTTAATGATGTAACTGTATCTAATGCAACTGCTACTACATCATCTATTACGTCAGCATCAGTTAACTTTGATAGTGACTTAACAGATTTAGCTAATTTTAAAACTAATTTCAAAATTCTACACGTACCAACTGCATCATTATCAGGTTATGATCCAAAAGGTGTTAGAGCATTTGTACCTAGTTCATCATCATATGTTGATACATTATATCCAGCATATACAAAACTTGGTGGAACTAACCCTTACGAAATTGACTTCGTAATTAAACAATCTGGTACATTCTCTTCTTCTATCGCAGGATCTCCATCCGCGACATGGACAGTAAAATATCACAAACAACCAACTGATGTAACTAGAGGTGACTTTGAAGAGACGGATGCATTCAAAGGAGCTACTTCAGGATCTGGAGCAGCTGGTGTTAATGATGGTACAGATATCGACATTCCAGAATTGAATTTAGAAATGCAATCGGAAGCAATTGTTGCTAAAACACGTAAATTGAAAGCAGTATGGACGCCTGAGTTCGCTCAAGATCTTAATGCTTATCATTCAATTGACGCTGAAGCAGAATTAACTTCGATGTTATCTGAATATGTATCAATGGAAATTGATTTAGAAATTCTTGATATGTTGATTTCTTCGGCACCTACTACTGAGTATTGGTCAGCAGTGAACAATGAAGTTTATAATACAGCTACTAGTGTATTTGATCAAACAACTGCGACAACAGGTGGATATTATAATACTCAAGGTGGATGGTTCCAAACATTAGGTACTAAACTGCAAAAGGTATCAAATAAAATTCACCAAAAAACTTTACGTGGTGGTGCAAATTTCTTAGTAACATCTCCGTCAGTAGCAACTATCCTAGAATCTATTCCAGGATTTGCAGCAGACACAGATGGAACTAAATTAGAATTCGCAGCCGGCGTTCAGAAAATTGGTGCAATTAATAATAGATACACTGTATATAAAAATCCATACATGAAAGAGAACGTCATATTGATGGGCTTTAGAGGAAGTCAATTCCTTGAGTGTGGAGCAGTTTATTCTCCATATGTTCCATTAATAATGACTCCATTAGTATACGATCCAATTAACTTCACTCCAAGAAAGGGTGTTATGACTAGATATGCTAAGAAAGTTGTTAGACCAGAATTTTATGGTAAAGTATATGTTAAAGGATTGAATACTCTATAGTATTTAATTTTTAATATAATAATAATATTAGGGTGGATTTTTTAATTCACCCTTTTTTTACTGATTTATTTTGATATTTATATAAAAAAAAAGGAATATCAAATGTCATTTCGAAATATATTTAAAGACAAAAATGATGTCAATGAAAAATCTGTAATAGGATTCTTTTCATTTGCAGTAATGGTTATTGTAATAATAGTAGACATAATAACAGGATATACAGGAAAAGATTTAGTTATTAATGAATTTATTTATAATTCTTTTGTAATAATCACATTAGGAAGTTTCGGTATATCAGGTTTAGAAAAAATCTTTAAGAAAAAAGAATCATAATAAAAATAATTTGTTTTTAGACAAATTTTAATTAAATATATTTATATATAAATAGTATTATGGCAGTTTCAAGAAGTAAATATTCAATGCAAGTTCGTATACGATATACTGGCAGATTAGTAGATGTATTAGACCGAATTCGAGCAATACGATTAGTATTAATGGTTCATATAGAAAAAGATTTAGGCAAAGAACACGAATTAGTAACAATAAAACTTATGACACAATATCCTGCTCGACAATCATTTTTTGCTGTACGTAAATTATGCATAGGAAAAATTGAAACTCTAAAAGACATGACTCTTTTAGAAAGCACTCTTACCAAATTATTCTAACATACTTGATATTTATATTAAAATAAGGTATATCTATGGATTACAGCGAAAATAAACCAATATGGCCCGGAAGTTCATCATTTTCTGTTGGACAGACTCCATTTGGCTTTTTTGATAATGATACCGTATTTCAAGAACACGCAGATAAATTTGCTAAATTCGCAGCACAACATGTTGGATATCCAGTTATGGATGTCGAATTAGAAGATGTAAATTTTTATACTGCATTCGAAGCAGCTGTAATTGAATATTCTAATCAGGTTAACCAAGTTAATATTGTTAATAATTTAGTAAATACTATTGGAATCCAAACTGGATCTAGTTTTATGGATAATTCTGGTTTTACTGGAGCTGTTGTTGGAAATTCGTTTGGATATATAACAAAATTATCAAAAGCATATGGTACTGAAGCTGATTCAGGTGGATATACAAAATGGTATTCTGCATCAATTGATGTTAAACCCGGACAACAAACATATAATTTAAAAGCTGCAGCTGAAACTGCATTAGGAACTACATTATCAACTTCTAACGGAATAGAAGTTAGGCGCGTATTACATAATGCGCCCCCAGCTATTATAAGATATTTTGATCCATTTGTTGGAACTGGTTTAGGTTCACAACAATTATTAGATGCATTTGATTTCGGTGGGTTTTCACCATCTGTTAATTTTATGTTAATGCCATTACACGCAGACTTATTAAGAATACAAACTATAGAATTTAATGATAGAATAAGAAAATCACATTATACATTTGATATACATGGAGATGATATACGATTGTATCCAGTTCCTACTACTTCTGGATCTAATATGGAACCATTTTTTAAAAATGTATGGTTTGAATTTATGCTTGAAGAAGATAAAGCTAATGACGCAGTTTTATTCGGCAACACAGCATTAACAAAAGGAGCTATATCAGACGCGTCAAATATACCATATACATATCAAAAATATAGTACAATTAACGATATGGGTAGGGCATGGATTATTAGATATGGATCTGCTATTGCAAAAGAAATGCTAGGATATATTCGTAGTAAATATTCATCAGTACCCATTCCAAATGGAGAAGTAACACTTAATGGCAGCGACTTAGTATCACAAGGACAAAGTGAAAAAGACGCATTAATAACTCAATTACGAGAATTTTTAGAGAAAATGACAAAAGAACAAATGTTAACTAGACAAAATACAGAAGCAACACAAATAAATGAAATGATGGCTAAAATTCCACTTCGTTTATATGTTGGATAAGGATAAAATATGGCACTGTTTGGAGGTAAACGAGACGCAAGATTTGTAGCTGCCATAAATTCCGAACTGATTAATTCTATAATTGATACTGAAATTGAATTTTATAAACTTATAATAGAACAAAGTAATGCGAATATATATGGAGAATCGGAAAATAAGTCATATTATGATTCTATATTAATTCCATGTGTAGTTACAAAAGAGGATAAAACTGCTGGAATGGATGATTATGGATATAGTTATACAAGAACAGCTACATTTTCAATATCTAGAGATTTATTAGAAAAAGCTGATTTTTATCCAGAAGTAGGAGATATAGTATCTTGGGATAATGAATATTATGAATTAGATAATGTAGACGCAAATCAATATTTCACCGGTAAAAATCCAGACACTTGGCCAAACGGATCTGAACATGGATATAGTGTTTCTGTTGTATGTAATGCTCATGTAACTAGACAAACACCGCAAGCAATTAAAGATCTACGATTCGGAGGCAATACAAAATCACCATCATATAAAGGATTTTAATGGCACGGATGAATCGTAAAAATATCGATAGAAAAACAAATAAACCTAATCCAATTCGAACAGAAGGATATAGAAATGATCCAATCCATGATCGCAAAGACCACGGAAGGCGTGATGATGATGTAATACGAACTCCACAACGTACGTTATATGATATTGATTATGCAATAAAATGGTATATCGAACACAAAATCCGGCCTCAAGTAACAGTTAACAAAAATATTTCTATTGTCCCGGTGATATTTTCAAATGGAGAAAAGTGGGATAATGTACAAAGATTAGGATATACTAGAGACGAAAAAGGAAAACTTCAATCTCCACTTATTATGTTAAAAAGAAATTCTGCAGTAGAGCGAGAATCTCATAAAGGATTAGATGTAAATAACACTCCAGATTCAAATTATTTTATATATAAAGGTAACTATAATAAACGTAATCGATATCAAGATACATTATTTCCTAATCCATTTAATCAACCAGTTAAATCTAATAAAATATATATTGTTGATATTCCAAAATATGTTGATGTAGAATATGAAATGTTAATATGGTGTGATTTTACTACACAATTAAATGATTTAATAGATCAATTATTACCTCATAATCGATATTCGTGGGGAGAAGGCCGGAACCAATTTGAATCTATATTAGGCTCTGTTAGTTTTGAAACTGTTAATACTATAGGAGAAGATCGGTTAGTTAGAGCAACAATTCCGTTAACTGTTAAAGGAACATTATTATCACAACATGAAGTAAATAAAGAAACTATAAAAAAGCGACATTCTGTTAAAAAAGTTATATGGAAAGTAGAAATAACCAATGGATCATCAAATAATGCACCTAGCACTAATATTACAAATGAATTAGGTGGAAATATATCTCAATAAAATCTTGGATATTTATATTTAATTTTTTATTATTAAAATAAATAATACGGAATATGACTAAAAAATTAGATAAAGAAGATTTAAATTTAATACAAAATATTCAAGAAAACTTTGCAAAAAATTATAATGCATTAGGAAATATTACTACAGAACAACATATTTTAAAACAAGAAAAATTGCATTATTTAAATGAATTTGAAAATTTAAGAAAACAAGAACAAGAATTACTGTCTAAGCTAAAAGAAAAATATGGCGATGGGCAAATTAATATAAATGATGGAACATTTACATCAATGTAATTTTTGAACTAGTTACATTATATTTATAAATAAAGAAATATATAGGAGTAAAAAATGTCATTAAACTCGCCAGGAGTATTTACTAGAGAAATAGACAACACACGAAATTTAGGAGCTATTCCACAAGTTCCTGGACCTGCAGTTATAGGACCTACAGAGAAAGGCCCAGCATTAGTACCAACAAAAATATCATCAATTGCTGAATATAAAAGAATATTTGGAAGTGGAGATCTTAAAGATAGCTATGTCCCAGAATTAGTTCGTAGACATTTATCCAATGGCGACAATATAACGGTAACACGTTTATTATATGAAGATGGATATACTTTATCTGGTGGTGGATTGATTCATTTAGTAGCCAAATCTGGCTCTGTGGAATATGTAACGCATGTATTTCACCCAACGCGTCCTGTTACTAATGAAGCTAATTTATGGGCATCTTCGTCAATACAAGATGCAGGAAGTGGAAG